CCAAACTCGCAAACGAACTACTCCAAAGAGCGAAACAGTTCAGAATGGAATCTGGGGGTGAGTATTCTGTTGGGACGAGAAAAGCGCCCGGGTTTGGCTACTAATCAATCTACTCCTTCGAGTTCTGATTCATTGTAGAAGAATAGGTGTGTAAGGTTTCTGTCGTCATTGTGCAGGAACCATACCGCTATTACGTCGTTTTCTAGCTCGATATAAGAGAAGACATAGTCGTTGTACTTCTCGGAGCTGACGATTTTGCCAGTGAGGGCGTAATCGATAGCCTCATCGTAGACGTCTTCGTTTCCGTAGAAACCGACAGCTGTAAAAGGTACTCCGTTGTAGCAGAGAGCCTCTACCGTTCCTTGATAAGGGATGCTAGGCACCTCTTGAGCTGTTGCGCTAAAGGTGAGGGCTAAGATGGTTGCGATAAAGATGCTTTTCATTTTTGTTTAATTTTGTTTCTGTAACAAGTATACAACATTAGGTATCCCTTTGTCAAGTACTTTTTAAAAAAATATTATGAAAGCAGTAAAAAAGGTTTCTGAAGTAGAGGTTAAAGGCGCTAGTCTAGAGGAAGCTGTTGCTATGATTAAGAAGGCTACAGCTGGCACTAAGCCTATGTCTTACGAGATTTGCGCTTCTTATGAAGAAGAGGATTAATGGGTAGGCCAGAACACTTTCAAGATTTCCTATTCCACTACAATCCGTATAAGGAGATGTGGGCTGCTTTTAAGCGTGAAGACGCCAATGACTACTTTAACGGTGTCATAAAGAATGTAGTATACTATTACTCTATTAAGGATTTAGTAAATTATATAAACAACCTAGAAGATGGCACAATCCCACAAACGGCAGAATAAGCGCCCTAGCTTCAGCAACGGAGTTAAGTGGGCCAATATGCAGAAGGCCAATCTAGAACTGTTAAAGAAGCTAAGTAATGAAGGCTAAGAAGAAAGTAGAGAAGATGATGGTCAAAGCTCCAGATGGATACCATTGGATGCTCGAGAAGGGCCGTTACTTTCTGATGGCCCACGAAGGGAAGTTCGTCCCGCACGAAGGGGGTTCTCTAGAAGCGTCATTCCGTATTAAATCTAATCATTGATGAAAGCCAAGAAGAAAATGATTAAGCGTGCTGACGGCACGTACTCAGAGAGAGGTCTTTGGGATAACATTAGAGCTAGAAAGGGTAGTGGGAAGAAACCTACTAAGCAGATGCTAGAACAAGAAAAGAAGATTAAACGTGAAAGCTAAAAAAAGCAGAACAGCTCAATACTACGCTGAGAATCCAGATGCTGCTGAAAAGCGTCGTGAGTATCAACGTAAATACAATAAGTCTGAAGACCGCAAGGCTTACCGCGTAGAGCTTAAACGTATCAATAGAAAAGCTGGTACATACGGCAATGGCGATGGTCTAGACTATGACCACGCTGAAAGAAAGATGATGTCAGCTAGAAAAAATAGAGCTAAGCACTAATCCTTATCTTTGTGTAAATTGAATACACAATGGATAGTGATAAAATGGATTTTTACCTCAAGCTTAAAGATAAGTTTGACGAGATAAGAGAGTTCATTAGAGATAATGACCCTGACTCTGAAGTCTTCTATATGCTCTGTGTTGGACGGTTCGTCGAAACAGAAGAAGACTCCGTAGCGCTAGAGCTTTCTTATTCTACAGATTTAGACGATATTGAAGAGCTTGACGAGATATCTGAGCACCTCTATACGTGTATCAGTAAAGAGATTAAGAAGTCAAAAGGAATTGACTACTGGCTCAATTTAATGAACGGAGATAACATAAATTAAAATGAACATCATTCGGAAAATCATCATCGGGCAAAACCCGAAAGATGCTCTAGCATACTTTATAGGTATGAGAGCAGGACAGTCAGAAGTATCAGCTATCGAATTAGATGACAGGGCATTCACCAAGTACGGTATGAAGTGCTACAACATCTATATCCAATCTGAAGATGGGACGATGCTATGGAAGCGTGTAGAAGATATGCCCGTGACCATTGAGTACGATTGCCACTTCGATTAAAGCTTTAAGTCTATTTATTGGTAATTAAATTAAAATGAGACCACTCAATCATTTCATCGTGCACCTTCCTAATAAGTTTAAAGACACGATTAAAGTAGGGGATAAGGAGCTTTACCTCGCATCGAAGTTTAATGAGTTCGAGAACCGTAATACATACGGAACTATCGTAGGTGTTCCTGAACGCCACGATACCGGGGCGAAGATAGGAGATACGCTCTACTTCCACCATCACGTAGTAATGAATACATCTTTGATGATTGGAGACGATAAATATATCGTTATGTATGACCCGGAAGGGGAATACGCCAATCACGCTCTAGCATATAAGGATAGCGATGGAGCTGTTCATCCGCTAGGGGACTGGGTCTTTTTATTGAAACCAGAACAAGAAGTAGAAGAGAAGAAAGGTTCTCTGTTCTTAGTGCAGTCAGAAAGAAAGCAAGACACTAAAGGAGAACTAGCATATGACTCGGAAGGAACCAGAGAACTCGGCTTGAAAGCTGGAGATATCGTTGGATTCTCTAAGAACTCAGATTACGAGATAGATGTCGATGGTATTGCTATGTATAGGATGCTTCTAAGAGATTTAGTATATGTCGAGGAGAAATAGCTTCACTACACTTGACGCTGCGAAGCGCTTATTGACCTCTACAGAGGACGCTATCAATATCTTAATTGAAGAGATTAAGAAGCCTATAGATATAGAGCTTAGTGGCTCCCAGAGGAAAGCAGAGCTTCAATCTATCAAGCAAACTGTTATAGATGCGCGTGAGCTGCTGCAAGAAAGACAACGGCTCGAGCAGATGATTAAAGACTTAGGTGATAATAAATCAATTGACGACCAATCAGATTTTGCTGGTGGGTTCGCTGAAAGATTCTCTAAATAATGGCTGGATTAAAAGATATAAAGGGATACGATGACCTCGTGATTAACATTTGTCCGAATAATACGGAAGGTGAGATTATAGAGTTATCCGGTCTGTTTATACAACTACCTAAAGTACCTAATAAAGAAGAAATCTTATTTCACGATAAACCCAAAGAAGACCAGCACTGGGTACGGCAACCTGTCCCTAAAGAAATAGAACGTATGCGCTCTATGGATGAATGGATGGAGATGCCTAAAGAATTCAGAGAAAAGCATACAAGGTATATCGAAGAACAATTCCGTAGACGCAGAGAAGGGCTATGGTTCTATAATAACGGCAACCCTACTTATATAACGGGCCACCACTATATGCTCCTCCAATGGAGCAAGATGGATATCGGTTACGCTAGCTATCTAGAGTTCCAGCGCAGACTATTCATTCACTTTACAGCGTGTGAAGTAGACCCTAGAAGTGTCGGTCAGATTTACGTAAAGTGTAGACGTTCTGGATATACGAATATGTCAGCATCTATTCTAGCGGATGAAGGCACACAGGTATCTGATAAGCTGTTAGGCGTTATGTCTAAGACAGGTAAGGATGCTCAAGAGAACGTCTTTATGAAGAAGATATTCCCGATGTTCAGGAGCTATCCATTCTTCTTTAAGCCTATTCAAGATGGTACGACAAACCCTCGTATGGAGCTAGCATTCAGGGAGCCGTCAAAAAGGATTACAAAATCAAATAAGATATCAAATAAGGGCGAAGCACTAGATACTGTAATCAACTGGAAGAACACCGTTAATAATGCCTATGACGGTGAAAAGCTACATATCTTATTCCTTGACGAAGCAGGAAAGTACGAGAATCCTATTGATGTTAATGAGCTGTGGCGTATCCATAGAACGTGTTTGCTCGTCGGTAAAAAGATTGTAGGAAAGGCCCTAGTAGGCTCTACTGTCAATCCATTAGATAAGGGTGGTGCTAACTTCCGTAAAATGTATAATGATTCAGACCCATCTAAGAGGAATGAAAACGGAAGAACAAAGAGCGGTTTATATAGAATCTTTATTCCGGCATATGAAGCACTAGAAGGGTTCTTCGACCAATATGGGAATCCTATCGTGGACAAGCCAGCAAAGCCTGTCATAACGATGGAGAATGATTACACTTCTATCGGAGCTAAAGAGTATCTATCTAACGAGAGAAGGGCGCTGATGAGCGACCCATACGAACTTAACGAAGTGATACGCCAGTTCCCGTGGACAGAAGAAGAGGCGTTCAGGGATTCTACGAAGACATCTCATTTTAACATATCTAAGATATACGAACAGAAAGAGCATAACTCTACGCTGTATCCTAGCCCTATAGTCAAAGGAAACTTCATCTGGAATAACGGCCAGCAAGACACGAAAGTTATCTTTTCCCCAGACGAAAACGGTAAGTGGAATGTGTCGTGGCTGATGCCTTTTGAAGAGTCAAACAAACAGACTATAGAATACGGAAAGCGCTCTCCGGGTAATAAGAATGTAGGAGTTGGTGGCGTTGACTCGTACGACATTGATACGACGATGGACGGAAGAGGTTCTAAAGGAGCCTGCCACCTGTTCAATAAATTCAATATGAATTACCCGTCAAATACATTTATCGCGGAGTACGCTGAACGCCCACCGTTAGCTAGGATATTCTATGAAGATATATTGATGGCTTCTGTATATTACGGATATCCGCTACTGGTAGAGAACAACAAATACGGAATCGTAAGATACTTTGAATCAAGGGGTTACGATAACTATATTATGGATAGACCCGCTCACTTAACTCCTCCTAATCAAAAGGGTAATGTTAGGACTAAAGGTGTACCATCAAACTCACAGGAATTCATACAGGCTCACGCTCAAGTAATTGAGTCGTATATTCACGAGAGTATAGGTTATAATAGAGATACAGATGAGTACGGTAAGATGTACTTCGATAGAACTTTAGAAGATTGGATTGGCTACAAAATTGATGATAGAACAAAGTTTGACTTAACAATTAGTTCTGGATTAGCTCTTTTAGGGGCGCAAACAATTATGAAAGAAGCTAAGAAAACTGATTTATCAGATAAGGTCTTCTTCCGTAGATACCGCCACAATATCTAAGTTTCTATAATAACTATATTTGCAGTTGCAAGCGAGATACCATTTAAACTAATCGTTTATGAATCAGGGTAAAGAATTATCACCCTCTGGAAATTTTCCAGACCCACTAGCGTCTTGGGAAGCTAAACAAACCAAAGAATATGGTTTGAAATATGCTAAAGCCATTGAGCTCCAGTGGGGGAACGCAGACGATGAAGGAAGTTTATTCCGTAGAAGACTAAAAGAATTCGAACGAAACAGGGACTACGCTAACGGCACGCAAGATACATCTATTTACAAGCAAATTCTTAACTCACTCGACCCTAACAACGGGGACGGCTCATTGCTCAATATCGACTGGTCTCCAGTGCCTATTGTACCTAAGTTCGTTAAGATTGTAGTAAACAAGATTCTATCTAAAAAACCTTATCCTAACGTAGAAGCTATTGACCCTCTATCTATTTCTGAAAAGGAGAAGAAGAAGGCTGAAGTAAAAACAGGTGTAGACTTAAAGCCGTTGTTATCTGAGATTGAAGGCTTAGGGATAAGTACTGGATATGATGTTAACTCTCTTCCGGACTCTGCCGAGGAAGCTGAAATCTTCCTTGACACAAACATTAAAGTTGCTAGTGAGATAGCTACTCAGATTGCTACAGAGCTTACTCTTTCTTGGAACGACTTCAATGATAAAGTTTACAGACGTTCTGTCGATGACCTCGTAGCGTTAGGTATGGCTGTTATCAAAAGAGATAATGACCCTAACTACGGAATCACAGAGGACTACGTAGACCCATCATACTTCATCCACAGCTATACAGAGGACCCTAACTTCTCTGATTTGATTTACGCTGGACATATTCGTCGTATCACGATTATGGACCTAAAACGTCTTGCTGGTGACCAATTCACTGAAGAGGAATACCAGAAGATGGCCCGGATGGTTCAGTACAAGTACAACAACAACCCTAATAAGCTTACTCACTC